TCTTGGCGTGTCTGCTGGGCCATGATAATGGCCGAGCCGTGGCTTAATCTGTAGTCACCTGCTTGGTTGGTGATAGCGGGAGTCCATGTCAACAAATCTTCTTGGTTAGACCATCGAATCTGCATGGGGTCAAGTGCTGCCGTGGCATACACACCAGTCGGGTCATTCGTACCAAAAGCAATTGTGAACCGGCTTGAGTCGGATACCAAAACAAAGTTACACGCCGTGGGGCATGTTGAATCTGCATCCCAGTAAGCAATGCTATTTTGGGTATTGGTGTTGGAAGCAGAAACTACCTGCGCCCTATTAAAAATGGTAGGTGTTGCATCTGCAACCCAGTAGTAGATTGCCCCACCACGAGGATTTAACACCAAGTTCTGGCCGTAGTTTGACTCGCTCCAAGTACGCAATTGCAGCCCAATACCAAGACCTGCGGGGGCAGCAGCGCCCCAACCTGTAGATGTGTATCCAGACGTTACACCACCCCACCCCCCAGAACCCCAGCCCACACCGACTGTGTATACATCGCCGCCCGTTGTAATCTGCAAAGCAAAAGCAGCCGCGCCCGTTGTGCCAGCAGTCACCGTAACAGCCGATGAGACATAGACCTGTATGGTAAATGTAGAGCTACTGACGTATGTAATTTGAAACTCAGCATTGAGGTTTGCCGCAGGAATGCCGTTAACTGCGCTGGCCACCCCTGAGATGGTTACAAAGTCGTTTGTCTGCCCGTTGTAACCCGACACGTTACAGGTCACAGTCACATACCGTGCAGTGCCTGATGAAGAGGCAGTCGTGGTGAATGCGTTTGAAGCAACGCTAATTGCGGCAGGGGGGATGCCTGTTATTGGCGTTATGTCGTAGAACAGTCCACCTGTACCGTTTTGGATGTAGTACTTGAGATTGGTGCCCAGACCAAGCAGGTTGTACCCAGACAAGGTAACCCAGTTCCACAAGGAACGACAAACACCCCATAACGTGCCAGTTGTGGGGTACGCAATACTGGTAGTCACATTGGCAATGTCGGTTGATAGAATGCCCGCATCCTTTGCCCAGCCGCCAATTTTCTCTGGTTGGCCCGAACGAAAACGCACCTTGTTGGTTTGATACCAGCCACCTTCGTTGTTGTAGTTGGTACTTTCTCGGTTGGTTCCCGGCCTGAATGCAAGTTTCTGTAAGGGCATTTCGATTCCTATGACAAGAACATGGCGCGTTCGTCAATCCGACGGTTTTGCAGCCCTTTGAGTATTTTCCCACCAGCCATGCAATACTTCAATAGTTCTTCCGCAGCACCCGCTTTATCGCCCCGAAGCAGCTTTTGACGAAGCGTTGAACGCTGGAGTGTTCCAAGACCGACATTAAAACTAAAGCTAACAAGGCTATCATACATGCCTTGTGTAAGGGGAACGGGGCAGAACTGAGCCACTCCACGCTCAAACCTTGCAAGATCGCTTCTGAGAATCCCATCTACTTCGTCCTTTGAAAACGTGCGGCTATCTTCTGGGCGAAGCGGGTAAGCGCCTCTTTGATCCATTGGTATCTTAGCTTGGTCTGGGTAAAGAACATGTCCGACTCCTATTGTCCAAAGCAGGGCTGGGCAACGGTATGGTTTAAACCGAGTGCCCTCATGATGGCAGATGACCTTGATGGCCTCTGGGCTGAGATTCATTTGGATTTAAACGCTTGGCCGCCAAACCAGAACGACACAACGCAAGCCCAAATAATCTGCGTTTCATCATCCCACAATTGATCCATCGCCACATTAAAGGCCACATCCGTGTGCCATGCGTAGTAGAAGCCAAAGATTTCCACAAACATAAACATGGCAAACATGCCGTAGGTGATGACGCTACGGGTGGCGGCTCTCATATTAATGACCCAAGTGCTTGCCCCTTGGCCCAAGGCTATATCGTGCGCGTACAGGGCTTGGCGCTCCTGCATGGCCGTCTGGGCATTGGTGACCTCTGCGTTGATCTGTATCTGCTCAGTCTGGATGTGCTCAATGCGCTCCTGCGCTTCCAGGCCAGCTTTCTTCAAGGTCAGTTCACGCTCGGTCTGCATTGCCGCTAGGGCAAGTTCATGGTGCTTGTCGGCCCGGTCTTGGAAAAACTCAAGGATTTTGGGCAAGCCGCCCATGAGGAAGCTGATAAGGGATGAGAATAGAGTGAGCATTTTTTAGCCTTTCAGGTCGAAACTTAAATTGGGGTGGCGGGGGTACTGCACAACGCGCTCCCCTTCTGGACATTTGTATTTGATCGTTGCCAACAAAGTTGCCTTGCCGCTGGCAATCTTCTCTTTTTGCACCATCGTCAACTGGTACGTAAATGTATCAATCTCTGGGCCTGCTGGGCCGCTGAATCGGCTTGCGGTGGTGGTCGCTTCATGCACCATGCCATTTGCGTCCCGAATGCTTGGCGTAAAGCTCTCAACGGAGCAGTCGTCCCGCTTCTTGATCCGTGCAACCGTGACATTGATGGGCTGTCCAGCCTCTGCCACGATCTTGAAGTTCTCAGGCGACCACTCAATGATCGCACGGTCGAACCAACCGAACTTGTCGGCAAGTGTGTAACTGCCCCCCAGTGCGGCAACGCTTGCGGCAACTGCTCCAATGGCTTTGGTAAGGTCAATCATTTTTCTTCCTTCTTTTGAGCTTCTTCAATCTGCTTTCGCAGTTTCTCGGTTTTTTCCATTTGGGCCTTGGCCTCTCGCCTCACTACCATCGTGTCCATGTACATCATCCCAACAAGGGGGAGCACCAGCACAAAGACCAGTGCAAACAGGACTAAGACCAGAAGGTATCCAAACGACCCTGATGATTGAGACTGATTATCCACATTAGGCCTATCAAGTAAGCGACTACGAAAACCACCGCTACCGTCTCCAGCACCCTGTCCAGAATTTGATTTTTTAACCTTTGTCGCCGCCATGCTTTCACCCGCTTTTCGTGCAGTTCACGAGCCGCCTGCTCTGACTTTTGATCCAAGAGCCGCTGGTACTCTTCTACGATGTCACGCCACATATCAGGCATTCCCATCTCCCAGCGCACCATTTTCTCTAAGTCAGCGTAAAACTGCTTGGTCTGGCGCAGATACATTACATTGTCTATGGCTTGTGTGGCAAGGTCGTTTTTGATCCCCTTTTTCTGATTGTCTTCCCGTTGAACTTCTGCTTTCTCGTGGCTGGCCTCAAGCTCGGCGTGGCCCTTGAAGAACTTTGACAGTGCGCCACCCACTTCCGTGGTGATCTTGGACAGATCATTGCCTGTTTTCTTCAGGTCTTGGTAGACGGCAACGCACCCCTTTATGCCTTCATAGGCTCCTTTGCAAAGTGCGAATGCCGTGATTGGATCAATTTTTTACTCGTACAGGATGTTGATGGAGCCAGCGTCAAAGGTGTCTGTGCCGTTGACTGTGGTAATGCGGACACGGTCTAAAGTGCCGCCAAGGGCAATAGAACCAGCAGAAAAAAACTGCCCGTTAGCGCCAGAAGCAATTCCAAGAGATGAAGATTCGCACCAAGTATTTGAACCTAACAAGCAAAGCGTAGCAGCACCGCCATAAGCCAAAGAAGCAGATACTGAATTTAAAATAACAAACCCAGATGAATACACGCTATTTGATAGCGAAGCTCCAGAAATGTATGACGCTTGCGCAGAATAACCTGTTGTCGTTACAGAACCAGAACCAATTTGAATTTGAACTAAACTTGTCCCACTAGTAGAAACACCGCTTAGCATCACGGTAATCCGCTTCACCCAAGACGGGATGCTTGTGAAGTCAATGCTTGTACCGCTAGTAGACGCAACAGCAGTGGCAGAAGTAATCCCAAGCACTGCGCCTGAATTGACTGTGACGCCCGCAGACCCGTTAATTACGACTGACATGGTGTATTCCTTTAGGCGTGCAAAGCACGCAGTTCGGCAAGAGTAGTACAAGCGTCAGCCAAATTGGTGACGTCACGCAGGCGCTGTTTTTCACCAACAATTGCCGTAATGTCCCCGCCAGACTCCAGCGCACGCTGAAACATCACATCCTGCTGGGCAAACAAGGGAACGCGTTGCGCACGCAGCCGCGCTTTGGTAACCTCTTTTGCTTTATCCAAGTTGACCGTTATAGCGCCATGGGTCTGTTCCCAGGCGTTAAAAAAGTCGTTATCCTCTTCAGGAAGCATAGACGTATCAACAATAAAACTCTGCACACCAACTGGGATGTCTTTGCTTTGCACTTGTTCAATTGGGATTTCACCCGTGGGGATGCATACAGAAACGCCGCCATTGTCGTTGGTAAAAATAATTACGCTTGCCATATTAAATTCCTTTAATTGCCAAAAAATGCACAGTAAATGTATGTCACGTTATCTGTTAACGAGGATGAATAGTTTGGCGTAATTATTTGGCACGCGGTAGTAGTTTGATTTACTGGCGCACCCAATTGTGTGGCAGATTTTATAATAGGCGTTGTTGATGAAGAAGTATAATTAGACGCAATGCTTCCCATCATTAAGTATGTTGTGGTCGTAAATACGCCGCTGGGGAAATTAATTGTGTAATCCCCCGCAGAATTTTTAGTTATGCTACTCACGTTATAAGCCACACGGCCTGCATTGGTTCCAGTTAACGATCCGTCAAAGTTCACCCATGCTTTTGCGCTGCCGCGAACAGGGTTGGTTGCCGACGTGCTGTTTGTACCGTCGCTAAGTGTTGAGATTACAAGGGTGCCTGCCATGATCTTATCCCCCTATTGTGCTTACGTTAACTTGCACAGGATTTGTATTGCTAAATACCGAATCTAGCGTATTAAATCTAAACAAAGATGCGGTTCGGGCCGTTGTATCTTCAAGTGTTCGGTAGGTGTACGCATTAGAACCCCCAAGACAAATACTAACCACATAGTTGGCGCTGGGCAACGCGTTAGTGAGGTTAACTGTGAAATTGCCTTCTGAGTTATATGTAACACTTGTCACATTAAATTGAGCGCGGATGGTAATCGTGCCACCATACGCATTAAAGTTAACCCAAGAATTGCTTAACTGACCAACCGCTGTCCCGCTGGTGTTTTGAAAAGCTGGTGCGGAAGTGGTGCTGGACTTGACCGTATCAACTACAACTGTTCCTGCCATGATTTTTCCTTAGACGACTGTCCATGTGGCACCAGTGGACACCGTGACGGTTACTCCAGTGTTGACCGTGATTGGCCCAAATGTGCCAGCGTTCCTTGTTGATGGGATAGTATAGTCAGTTGTGACTGTCAAGTCATTCAAAAAGAACGTTTGATCTGAACCGCCGCCTGTTGCCGCCCCTGCCGGGGAACTCACCCATGCCGTACCGTTTGAAGTCAAAACGTACCCGGACGTACCTGGGGTGGTAAGCCCCGTGCCGCCGTTGGCGACGGGCAAAGTACCTGTGATATCAGACGTACTGATATCAATCTGGTCCCAGCTTGTATTTGTGCCGTTGGATTTGAGGTAATTGCCATTGGCGGAAGCTTGTGAAGGGGCCAGAGCATTGAATGCGGCATTGGCATTTGACTGCCCAGTACCCCCGTTGGCGACAGGCAAAGTGCCTGATATGTCCGTAGTTAAAGCAACTTGAGCAAATGAAGTATTTGTGCCGTCTGAGCGGAGTACTCGGTTGTTTGTTTGGGCTGGCAGCAACGCATTTAAAGCTGCATTGGCCGTGATTTGTCCAGTACCGCCGTTGACAATAGGCACAACCCCTGTGACGCTCCCTGACTTTATTTCATAGAAGTTTGTGGCGTCCGACCAGACAAACACTTTATCGCCGTTGGCAACCGTAATCCCTGTACCTGCTGCCGTGGTGTTGCCAATCACACTTGAGTTATAAACGGTCACCGCATAGCCGCTGTTGTTCCAAATGATGTACGCTTTAGAAGCGGGGGGCGCATAGACAGCAAAGGCTGCCCCAGTTGTGGTGGTGAACCGCAACATGGCATACACGGCTTGGTTAGCAGAAGCCGTGGATGTAGGCCCGCTGGTATATGTTAGGGCTTGGCTGGCAGCAGTGACACTGACTGTCTGATATCCGGCGATCGACGAATCCAGCACATAGGCTAAATTGTTGTTGGTTGTATCCCCCCACGTACCTGCCTGGGTGCCGTTGGTGATGAGTTCAATCCGAAGATTTGATGAATACGTGCTCATTTTGTTTCCTTAATTCACTGTGGAGATATCTGTCCATCCCGTGTTTGGATCAGTGTCAATTGGCGACCAAGTGGTGCCCGGACTGCTGTTTACATTTTGCCATGTAACAGACTGGCTGTCATCTATCTGCGACCAAGAAGTGCCCGGACTGCTGTTTACATTCTGCCATGTATCAGACTGACTGTCATCTATTAGATTCCACAGGTACGCCCCCAGCACCAAGTCAGAAATTGTTACAGTTTCGGATACAGGGGCGTTATAGATGCTGCCGGGAGGGGATACAGCGTCTGTGGCTGTAGCGGTCTCGGCCAGAGCAGCGTAGAAATCTGCAAAACTCAAGACAGAATCTGTGGCTGTAGCGGTTTCAGCTAAGGCGGCGTAGAAATCTGCAAAACTTATAACGGAATCTGTGGCTGTAGCAGTTTCAGTTAAAACAGAGCTAAAAGCAGCTTGGCTTAGAACGGCATCGGTGGCTGTGGCGGTCTCTGCTAAAACAGAACTAAACACTCCCAGCAAAGAAATACTGTCTACACCGGAGGCCGTTTCAGAAATACTTGCGTTGTATACCGCACCTCCCAAAGAAGAAAATGGCGATTGGGAGAATGCGGTTATACCAAACATACATTAAGTAGCACTTTCTTCCCACAAACACGTTTCTTTGTTTAGCACCCATTCACCTTCTAAGGGTTGTGGCGGTATAAAGGCATCAAGTTGAGGGTCGTAGGTATATTCAATACCCGCATAATTTTTTCTTGGATTATCAATTTTTTCAACCCAAGTTTCAATCCAACCTTCTCCAAAAAGTCCCGAATCAATTACTTCTTGTGATGCCACGATTACATCAGTCACAATAAAATTTTCTACTTTGGCAAACAATTGCATTGCAAGTACCTTTAAAAAGTTATTGACCCAGATGAAGTCCACTTATATATTCTGTACCCGCCTGTTGTAGTTACAGTAGGTGAGCCTGTTGTGGATGCCGCAGTTGGATACGAGTCTGGAAAACGTATGATTACTACTCCAGAGCCACCAGTTCCACCAGAACCCGCATTTGCACCGCCACCGCCACCGCCACCACCAAGTCCGTTTGTTCCATTGCCGGGGGCGGGCGTAATATCTTGTGCGCCAGCGCCGCCCCCTCCAGCGCCGCCTGTGCCAACAGTTCTGCCTAAATATGTGCCACCGCCACCGCCACCGCCATAAGTTACTGAGGTGCTTCCATCGGCATAAACATTAGTCGTTCCATCGCCACCGTTTCCTCCCGCCCCCGTAGATGCGTTTGCGGCCACGCCAGCAGTTCCAGAAGCGCCGCCACCGCCGCCACCCCCGCCAGCGGCAAGAGTTCCACCAACGCAACCAACACCACCAGAATTTCCTTGTGATGGTGATACAGATGGAGTATTACCCGTACCACCTGTGCCAGCCGTTCCATCTTCACCACCGCCACCCCCGCCAGCACCACCCGCTACACCGTTTTGTTTTCCAGTATAAACACCGTCATGCCTGTTACCGCCACCACCACCTCCAGCCGAAGTAATTGATGAAAAAACAGAACTTCCACCTGATGCACCTTGGTTAGCCTTACTTGTCGCTCCAGCACCGCCAGCACCTACTGTTACAGTAATTGAGACACCAGCCGTAACAGAAAAACTTGTTGCGGTTCTCATGCCGCCACCAGCACCACCACCAGCGTGATTACATCCACCACCAGCACCGCCAGCGACTACAAGATAGTCAACCGTTGGCGTTGGAGAACCGGGCCAAATACCACCCAATTTAGATTGCGCCTGTGTGTTGGTAGTCCATATTCCTACCGCCGCCGCCGCTGTTGGCGAAGTATAAGTAGAAGATACCTTACTACCCGGCCATCTACGACTCATGTTATGACCTCAAAACTTGCAACAAAACTTAATGCAGATGCAGTGCCTGACTGCACACCAACAGATTGATTTTCAGTTACATAAAAATAGTTTGTGCGGTCTGTAACAATAATAGAAGAGGTTGGAGGCACTGTAATGTTGTAAGCAATGTAATACGCCGTGCCAGAACCCCAAGTAGCATTGTTGGCAATTGAAACGTAAAGTGAAGCATTTGAGCCTGTAAGGTTTGTCACAACAATACTGTTTATTTTGTTTACTGAGTTTGCGGCTGGCGTTAACCCGGTAAGGGCAGTAGTCCCGTTGTGTGTCCAGTTTGTTTGCCCCGCCGTTGTGACTGATGGCAAAACGTAAGCGGTGTTACCCCGTATTGCTGTTGTGCCAATTAAATTAGGATTTGCCATTTTTTATCCTCCAAATACCATAGAAATTATAAAAGCGTTCCCCGTGCTTGCTTTGTTGTTAAACGTAGTCCAATCAGTAGATGTTAGATAACCGCTAACTGATGTAGTAGCCGCCGCCATGCTAATTGCGGGAGTTGCACCACCACTAGAAACAACTGGAGAAGTACCAGTAACAGAAGTAACTGTACCAGAACCCTTATTGTTAAATGTTGTCCAATCAGCCGAACTTAATGCGCCACGATTAGTTGCAGAAGCTGTTGGCACATTCAAGGTAATTACTGGTGTTGTAGTTCCATTAGCCACAGTAGAACCTAAATCAGTTCCTGTTGTTCCTAATGTTAGTGCCGCAACACTTGTTACTGTGCCAGAACCTTTGCCATTAAACGTATTCCAATCAGTAGAAGTCAAATAACCGTTAACTGATGTAGTTGCCGCTGGCATACTAATTACAGGCGTTGCACCTCCCGTTGACGCAACAGGGCTAGTAGCGGTTACAGACGTTACAGTTCCTGATCCTTTGTTGTTAAAGGTAGTCCAATCAGTAGAAGTCAAATAACCGTTAACTGATGTAGTAGCCGCTGCCATGCTAATTGCTGGAGTTGCACCACCGCTTGAAACGACTGGAGCAGTTCCTGTAACTGATGTGACTCCTCCACTTGCAGGTGTTGCAAAAGACAAAGCCCCAGAACCATTAGTCTGCATGACTTGCCCGGTTGTCCCATCTGCTGAAGGCAAAGTAAAAGTTACAGTGCCCGAAGTTGGGGCCTTTAACGTAATAGCTCCAGCGCCTGAATGATCAAGTGGAATAGGCATATTAACAATCCTCCGCGTTTTCAAACCCAATTTGAGTTTTTAAATTAGCGTACAAACTTGTCATCAAATCACCACTTGGCAACGCGCAGTAAAAAGCGTGACTTGCCACCTCTTGAGCGTTGGCTTGCCTAGCATCTGCGGTTGCAGATACAGATCCCTGATATTGACACTGGTCTTTGTTTGCGCTAATGTTTGTAATTCGTGCGTAAGCATCCGCAAAAGGAACTCCAACGCTGCTTGTTTGAATTGAAATTTTGAGTGCCATGTTTACCCTTAGTACGTCATTTCAGTTGTTTGAACTTTCGCAACCCAACGAATTGTGGTTGTTGCTTGTCCTGTTACGGTAATTTTTAAACCGCCGTTTGTAGTGTCAGCCGCAATTGCAACAACCCATGTTGATGCGCCAGCATCTTGTGCAACAAGGTTCACAACAGATTGAACAATAGAGGTCGCGGCTGCGTTTGCCCCGCGTTTAATAGCTCCTTCAAATGACCATGCTGCTGTGTTCCCGGCTCCAGTTACCCCAGCAATAATAGAGCCGTTAAAATAATAAGCAGAATTGTTTGGTAGTATTACTTGGTTGGTTGTACCAGCCGCATTTACGTCGCTTTTTAAAACTGTTGCAGTTGCATTTGTTGTTTGAACAGCAATAACAAGAACTGCGGTTTGGTGTACCCCAACAGGGCTTATATTAATTGGAACACTACAAGCGCCTACAACAGTATTACCAACTATCGAACGACTTGTTGCAACGGTGCCTCCTAAAACAATGCTATTTACTGCATTTGCTAAAGCTGCATTACCACCCAAAGTTGCAGAATATGTCCCACTTGCGGTGCTTGAAGCTCCACCAACAACAGAAGAATAAACACCGCTTGCTACTCCATCGAGACCACCTATACAAGCACTTGCAAGTCCACTTGCAGCATTATTCCAACCGCCAGCAACTGTGGCAAATTGCGCACTTGCATTATTTTGATACCCCCCACCTATGGCAGTGTGAGTACTACTTGCAGTATTTGATTCTCCCCCCAAAATTGACACCGCACTTCCACTTGCTAAGTTTCCATAGCCGCCACCAACTGTAGAATATGCGCCAGTAGCTCCGTTTGCGCTGCCCCCCGCAACTAATGCCAGCGTGCCAGTAGCAGTATTTGTCGCGGCATACCCCGCTGGGTACGTGACAAACACATCTTTTGTGCCTGCGGAAAAAGTGACCAAGCTACCAGAATTGCTTGACGATAAAACCGCAGCCCTTGAAAGCGTTGTACCAGAAGCGGTGTACGTACCAATCCCAACTTCCCATTCAGAACCAGTTTGACCTGCAATGGTGTAGTAGGTGGTGTTTGCGTTGCCGATAGCTGAGAAAGACTGGAACCCCGTGGCTGCGCCCAGGAGCGTGATAGTGCCCGTACCCGTCGTAGTGGTTGTTTCTTTAACCCTGTCTTTTAGTACCAAAGCCATTTTTTATCCTTCACATTGCTGTGTCAACCAGCACCCAGTCAGCGGCTTCTGCCGTATCTACGTTCTGCCAAGTAGCAGCCTGCGCTGAATCCACATTTTGCCAGTTTGCGGACTGGCTGTCATCTATTAATTTCCAATAGATCGCTGCGACGTTACCCACCGCCCCAGTAGCGGACACGCCCGTTAATGCTCTAGATACGGCTTGGTTTGTGGTTACCGAGCCAACTGCCCCAGTGGCGGACACGCCCGTTAAAGCAAACTCCCGCGCATACCCAACTGTCCCAACAGCGCCAGAAGCGCCCACGCCTGTAAGGGCTACAAAATAGGCTTGACTTGCCGTTACTGTTCCTACCGCACCTGTAGAGGATACTCCACTCAGTTCTAAGGTTATGGCTGGTGCAACTGAGCCAACGGAGCCTGTGGCAAATACGCCAGTAAGAGGCAGTGATTTACCGGGTACTACGGACCCTGCGCTGCCAGTAGCAGACACGCCCGTTAAAGCTCTAGATACGGCTTGGCTAGTAGTTACTGAATCAACTGCCCCAGTAGCAGATACGCCTGTTATAGGGAACGCCCGTGAATATCCGAAAGTTCCTACGGAACCAGTAGCAGATACGCTCGTTAATGCTCTAGATACGTCTTGGCTTGTAGTTACAGAACCAACTGCCCCAGTGGCAGATACGCCCGTAAGCGGTAAAATTATATTGGGCGTTTCTGAACCTACTAACCCAGTACCTTGGACTCCCGTTAATGCTCTAGATACGTCTTGGCTTGCCGTTACCGTGCCTACACTACCTGTGGCGGACACGCCCGTTAAAGCAAACGCCCTTGAATACCCTAAAGTACCTACGGAACCAGTAGCAGACACACCAGATAACGCAAATGCCTTTGAATACCCAAAAGTTCCTACGGAACCAGTAGCAGATACGCTTGTTAAGGCAAATGCCCTTGAGTACCCGAGAGTACCTACGGAACCAGTAGCAGACACACCTGTTAAAGCAACAGATATGGCCTGATTGGCGGTCACAGTGCCTACACTACCTGTCGATTGAACTCCAGAAAGTGCTTGAGATATAACAAGCGCTTCTGAACCTACAAAGCCTGTTCCTTGAACTCCTGTTAAGGCAACTGATACTGCTTGGCTTGTGGTTACTGTGCCTACAGCGCCAGTGGCAGACACACCTGTTAAGGCAAATGCTCTTGAATACCCAAAAGTACCTACAGCGCCCGTAGCAGATATGCCCGTTAAAGCAACAGATGTAAATTGATTCCCAGTAACGGTTCCTACACTGCCTGTGGCCGATACACCTGTTAACGCTCTAGATATGGCTTGGCTTGCAGTTACTGTACCTACACTACCTGTGCCTTGAACTCCCGTTAATGCAACTGATACTGCTTGGCTTGTGGTGACCGTGCCTACGCTACCTGTGCCTTGAATCCCAGTAAGCGCTACAGATATGGCTTGATTTGCGGTAACTGACCCCACGCTACCTGTAGCGGACACGCCCGTAAGCGCGTTAGATACGGCTTGGCTTGTGGTTACTGACCCAACTGCCCCAGTAGCAGATACGCCTGTTAGTGCTCTAGATGCTGTTTGGCTTGCAGTTACTGAACCAACTGACCCAGTGGCAGATACGCCCGTAAGCCCTATTGTTATATTGGGCGAAACTGATCCGACGCTACCCGTTGCGGATACGCCTGTAAGTGCGACGGCAACAGCTGAAGCTCCGCCAGCGGTTGCAAACGGGGCTTCAGCAAATGCGGAAATACCAAACATGGTTTACGGCTTACGCCGTCCCGCATTAAGTTTTAGGCTATACGCAACAAACCAGTTGACGCGTCGTTGGTTGGCATTGTTAAAGTAAACGTGCCCGCCGTAATAGTCTGTGCAGTAAACGTAAACACACCAACTGAGTTTTTGCCCGCATTTGTGTTGTTATACAAAAGCATGGCATCAAAAGAAGTTCCCAACGTGACGTTGGTATACACAATACTTGCTGAAGGTGTAATAAACGAAGTTGTTGTCGTGTTACTAGGTGCGGTACCAAACGTAACTGTGACCCCGCCAGCAGTGTAATTTGTACCAGTTACTTCTGTGATTGCGCTTGTGTACGATGTGGTAGTGGTTCCAAGTGAACTTGCCGCCGTGTACAAGGCCGCTTTAAACACATCAGCCGTAGCCGCAGTGTGCGCGGGGATTCCAGTCGCGTTAAAAGCATGAACCGCATTGAACAGGTCTACTTTGAACGAGTTTGTCATGCATTGGGTATTTGCCATGATATTTCCTTAGATAAAAGAAGCGGTTTCCCCGCTAAGAAAGCTGGGTACGGTTTTCAGAGTCACATGGGCAGAACGGTGAACCAGTTCGCCCTCTAACCAATACTCCACCCATGTGGTCAGTTCGTTGTCATTATCCACGGTTCCTTCCCGCTTTTCAAGCAGGGTGTCGTCCATGTCGCCTTTTGTCGTGGTTACTAGCATAGTTGCTCCTTAAACAAGTCGAATGAGTGCCGATGTGCTGGTGTTTGCAGGCATCGTCACGGGGAAAGTTGCAATGGATGTCTTGTTAGACCCAAAGTCCAATACGCACACGGCCCCATTGGCCCCCGGAGTGTAAATCAACGCACCCCTGGCAGTGATTGCGCCCGTCCAAGACGGGGAAGAAAAGTTGACAAACACAATGCTTCCAGAAGAAGCCGCCTCCGTGCCAACAGTAGCTGTTACTACCAGCCCACCGGGAGCATAGTTGCCGCCAGACGCCTCATCAGCCGCAGTGTACGCGGTGGTGTTCTGGTCAAGTGTGGCAGCGTTGGTGTACAACGCCAAGTAAAACGTATCCGACACAAAATTTATCGTGCCGTTTACCAGCCCTGACCGAAGTGTGTTGCAACTGTAGTTGCCAGTGAACGCCATCAACGCACCCCACTATTTTGCGGCAACGGCGCTTGCCGATACTGGCCGCTGCGATACGCATCACTACGCTCCAACCCGTCACCCAGACGCTGGGCCAATGCAAGTGCCTCTTTGTACTTGGTCTCGTACATGGTGATGATGTCCACTTCGCCCTTCATGAAGATGTACGCTTCAACCAAAGACCCGTACAACAGCACAGTGTCAAAGTTGTCACCCAGCCATGTCTGGCCAGAAGACGCCACGGTGATGGATTCAGGGTAATAGTAGTAATGCAACTCAACGTAGTACGTCGCATCTGGCGTGGGGCCAAGAATAATCGACAGTTCGTTTGTGATCGCTGAACTGACAATTGTTGGACCAAACAAAGCGTAGTATTTTGGCTCGCCCGTGTCATTTGGACTTGGGTATGCCTGACGGATGAAGTTCACATCCTTGTTCAGCAGATACTCAAACGTGCCAGTATCAAGGTTCCCGCCCGTAACACCTGTCACCAACGCCAAAGAATACGTAGACAAGAAGTCGTTGGGTAAAGACACGTACTTGTTGTTTGCGGTAATTGCGCTGTACTGATTTTTACGCAATGATGGGAACTGAACTGAGTTGTATATACGTTGTTCAGCCTGCGTGATGAAAGTATTGATCTGTGTCGTTGCAGACACAGTACCCCCACTCGCAAGGTATACAGCCGGGAACTGATTCTCGGTGTAGCTCTGAATTGTGTTGTACAACTCGGTGTAGTTCATGCCATCGGGCCTCTGGCCATCTTGCCTTTGGTCTGCGCTTTACCGCCACGCACCACAATACCCGAGGTCTTCATGGGTGGGTAGTCCTGGCTGCGCGTGTTGGCCACAACCACGTTTGCTTTACGCATCGTCTCTTTGGCTGGCTCTTCGCCAACGATTACGTTGGCCACTTTGGTTGGTTGCGTGTAGGTCGCCATATCAGCCCCCACGACCAACGCTGCGCTGGTTCATGACCTTGGCCATGTTGCGCCCGTATTTCAGCATGTCGCCATTGGTCTTGCCGCCAGCTTTGAGTTTGGTCATAGGCTTGCCAGGGTGCAGCTTTTTCTCATGCTTATGCACCGCGCCTGCGATCATCTTCTTGTCTTGTGCCAAGTCTTTCTTGTCCATCTTCGACTCCTTATGTCGTTACTACCGTAACTGTACCCAATTGCACGCCTAAAACCAAATTATTTGGTGTTAAAGGTGCATCAAAAAACGATGCGCCCCCCACAGGGCTCCATCCCCACTGAAAAATCCTGCTGCCCCCGCTGAGAATCCCTTGGGCGTCAGCCGCCGAACTGTTGGTCAGCTCAATTTGCAACCCTGTGCGACCAGACACTTTGTAGCTGATGTCGGGCCGG